TTCGTTCGGGCGGGCTGCGCTGGCTGGCTGGCGCTCCGCCTGTTGATTTGACTGGCAAGCAATCCATACTCTTGACAGGATGATCATACTTGATATAGTACGATTGTCAAGCCCCTCCCACGAGGCACGGATGCCAGAGACCGCCGAACATCCTGATACACTCGCCGAGATGGCTAAGGACAATGTCCCTCTCTTTACACAGAAGTTCAGGCGTGCGGCGGCAGGAGTTCCGCGGACGGTCATTGCAGATGCCGCCGGTGTGAAGGCCCAGACCATTCGCAACTTGCTTTCCCAGGGGGGGGTGCCAAGGGCTGATGTGGCGGCGGGTATCGCAAGGGCATGTGAAGTTCCGTTGACATGGCTACTTGATGATGCTGATACGAGTTTCGACCCCCCCGCCGAACAGCAGGAGCTGCTCGCGTCCGCCAGCTCGGATGCCTTCCTGAGAGAAGGTCGCCGGAGGTACTGTGTTAAAGCGTGCGACCTTGCGCGGCTGCTGAAGATGGAAGAACAGCAAGACTACCCGTGGGCGCGGGTGGCGTGGTATTTGCTGACACCTCACGACCCGGGCGCGCTGCCTGAGAGCGTTCAGCATGCCCTCAAGATTCATGAGTCATTGGGCGCACTCGAATACTTCGCGAGATGCTTCCAGTCGATGTTTGATGAGGTGGGCGGGATTGTGCCGCACGATGTAAGGCGGCCAGATATCTCTGCGACAGAGATCGTTCCGAAGAATTTGCTGGAACGAACGCGGAACCTTCGTGTTGAGAAGCCCGCCTTGGTGGCGATTGATAAATACAGGATCGCGGTTATGGATTGGACGGCGTCTGCCAAGCAGGAGCGACTTGAGTTCCTGTGGAATCAGCTCGCGCCTTACTATTTTGCTCGAATTATCGATGACAAGCACTTGGCTGATGTGCCGTCGCGCGATCAGATGAGGCAGCGTTTGCGTGATTTGGGCTACTTGCGTGGCGCAGCCGACACCCCCGTCGATCTGCCTGGTGATCTGATCTGGCCCGATGGGGGCCCTCTCCCCGCACACGTTGGGGAGAGTTTCTCGCCGGCACGTTACCTCGATGACGACCTGCCGGACATCGATGACGACATAGATGATAAGGATGACTGTTCGGCTTCTGAAGAAGGCCGATCAGACTAACTCGCGAACGAAGACGCCGAGGCACGGATGCCCTCCAACACCACCACACAACCCAAGCAGTCCGGCCCGATCAGCAAGCGAGCCGCCCTCTACCTGCTGAACACGCATCGCCGGTCCCGGCACCGCCAGCTTAGCGAGTGGGACATCGTGAACGGTGCGATCGTCTCGCTGGATTCGGTGGGCGTTGATCTGACGGGTTGCCGCGACCAGGCGGACGTGATCGATGCGGTAAGCGCGCTCCTCAAAGCCGGGTGTCAGGCGATCAGCGAGCAGGAAGAGAGGGGCACTTGAGCACCGCCACCGCCAAGCCGTCGCTCATGCAGCGCGTCGTCGGCGCGGCCCGCGTGCTGCGTGGCGTGACGCTGGATCAGCACGAGCTGTCGCATTTCTTCGGGCGCGGCCTGGGCGTGGGCGGCGTGCCCGAGGTCCGCGACGCTTACAGCAAGGTCGGGGTGGTCTATGGCTGCGTGCGCGTGCGGGCCGAGGCGATCAGCTCGCTGCCGCTGATGGTGTCCGCGGCCGATGACCAGGTGCTCGAATCCGGGCCGGCGGTCGAGCTGATCGAATGCCCGATGCCGGGGATGACGCGGCGGGCGTTCTGGGACGCGACCTCATCGCTGCTGGACCTGTTCGGCTCGGTGCATTGGCGCTTGTCATTCGACACCGGCGGCTTCGTGGTGGGCGTCGAGCCGATCGCGCCGCCGCTGATGCGGCCGAAGCGCTCGCGTGGCGGCCAGATCACCGCATGGCATTACACCGTTCCGGGGCGGACGGACGGCCGCCACGAGACGCTTTCGCCCGATGAGGTCTGGACGATCGTGGACCCGGACTTTGACGATGCGCGTTCGCCGATGAAGGGCATGAGCCCGCGCGTCGCGGTGTCGCTGGCGATCCGGCAGTACGTCGAGGCGGACGTTGCGAATGCACATAGCCTGCTTCACGGTGTGGGTGGTGGCATGGTGGCTACGGCGCAAGGAACCCTATCTGAACAACAAAGGCAAAATCTCGGTGCGGAACTGCGCGAGCGCTATAGCGGCGGGGCGCACCGGCATCAGTGGATCATCACCGAGGGCGGCCTTGAAGTGAAGCCGATGAGCCCCACGTTCAAAGACATGGAGTTCACCGAGCTGAAGAAGATGAGCCGTGCGGACATCTGCGCCGCCTACCGCGTGCCCGGCCCTTTGCTCTCATATTTCGAGGACTCGAATTATGCCCACGCGACCGCGGCCGAGCGGCTGTTCTATGTCGGGACGATCCTTCCCCGCGCGATGCGGCTGGCGGAAGAGTGGGATATGGCGATCCTCTCACGCTCCGGGGCGGATCGGTCGCTGCGCGCGGCCGAGGCGCGGCGGCGATCAATCGAACGCCGCGAGGCGGCGTGCCAGGTGTACCGCTCGGCCAGACGCGCAGCGGCGCGCACGGGTCGGCGGTTCTACTCGTGGTTCGACAGCTCCGGCGTGCCGGCGGTCCAGGCCGCGAAGCTGGAGCTGACCGAGCAGGCGTCGAAGTGGTGGACGATGGGCACGCCGTTGAACCATCTTTACCAGGCGTTCGATATGCCGCTGCCGGACGTGGCGCACGGCGATGAGGGCTACCGCCCGATCGGCCTGGAAAGCTATTCGACCGACACGCTCGACACGATCCATGACCCGGACGGCGGCTCGCCCGAGTCCCCGCCCCCGGAAGTTCCGAGTGACGATCCCCCGGCTTCCGCAGCTTCCGGGGGCGGGGGCGACGGCAACCGCTCCGGGTCGCGGGCGTCGTTGGCCGATGCCGAGGCCGTCCGCGCCACAGAGGCCACACGAGCGAAACTATGGGCCTTGTGGCGCAAGAGCTGGGCCGGCCTGGAAAACGCGGCCCGGGCGCGCGTGCATAAACACTTCTTCGAGTTGCGGGCGGAAGTCCTGGGTAACCTGGAACGTCTGTCGGCAGAGATTGCCCTAGCCCCCGGAAGTGATGCGGGCAAAGCGGCCGAATTGCGCGGCCGGGTGAAGTTCTACCCCGACAAGAAGCGCGACCTGATCGGCGAGCTGCTCTTCGACCTCGGCCCGGCCGGCGACAAGCTGCTGGCGACGTTGCGGCCGCTGATCCGCGGGGCTCACCAGCTCGGCGGCGAGCAGTCGATGCGCGAGGCGGCGGATGCACAGGGCAGCGACGAGCCCGAGCCGTTCAACCTCCGCGACCCGCGGCTCGATGCGCTGATCCGCGGCCGGGAGAACAAGCTGCGCGACGTGGACAGCACGCTGCACAAGCGGCTGGCCGCGAAAATCGCGGGGGCGATCGATGCGGGCAAGACCGTGAACGAGATCGCGGACACGATCCGCGGCGAGTTCAACTTCGCGGGCAAGCGGGCGCAGGTGATCGCGCGGACCGAGATCGGCGCGGCGGTGGAGGAATCGCGCCACGTCGGCCGTGAGCAGGCGGGCGTGCCCTTAAAGTCGTGGCTTTGGTCGAGAAGAGAAACAGGTCGAAAAACACATGCCGCAACCGAGCGTGACACCACGGCCAACCCGATCGCCAACACCGAAGACTTTCTGATCAGTGGGACGGGCGTAAGCGCCCCGCATCCGCGAGCCACCGGCCGGCCCGAGCACGATATCAATTGCTCTTGTTCAACTTTGGCACGCCACCCCGGTGATTCGATCAAGGCGGTGATGAGCCGTTATTCGGCCCGCGGCTTCCTGACGTGGGAAGCGCTTCAAGCCCGCAACCTGAAGAACCCGCAAGGCAAGGATGCCAAGCCATGCCCCAGCAACACAACGGACTAAGCCGCCCCGACATCACGAACCTCGACGCGATGCTGCTGGACCCGGCGCAGCGTGAGGTCGATCCGCGCGCCGGGATGCTCGGCCACTGCCGGATGTTCAGCCGGGCCAAAACGATCGACCAGGCCAACCGCACGATCGACTTCGTCGCCAGCACGGGGACGATCGACCGGTACGGGGAGATTGTCGAGCCCGAAGCGTTCCGCGATTCGCTCGATGCGTTCATGGCCAACCCGGCGTTCCCGGCCGGGCACTGGTACGAGTTCACCGCCGGCAAGTCGCCGACCGTGGGCAAGTGGCTGTCGATGAGCGTCGAGAGCACCGGCCTGATCGGCAAAGCGTGGTTCAAGCCGCGCGGGCTCGGCGAAGAGGTTTGGCTCGACTACCTCGACGGCTGCCTCACGAGCGTCTCGGTCGCGTTCCTCACGCGGGCCTGGGAGATGCGCGAGATGGATGTTGAGGGCGTCAAGCGCCGCGTGCGCGTTTTCACTTCGGTTGACCTATTAGAAGTTAGTGCAGTCTTAATACCGGCAAATCCGCAAGCCCGGCTGCGTGCCGCGTCTTACATGCCCGGCGGCCAGCTTCCGGGGTCGGGCATATCGATCAACGAACCCCTCTTGAAGCGCGTTTGCGAGAGCATCGAACGCTTCGAGCGGATGTTCGGCAGCGACGATGATCCCTTCACCCCGGCGTCGGACCACGACGGCTACCGGTTGCACGCCCCAATGGATGATGCCGAGGCGGGCAACGGCCGCGATGGTTCTGCGGCGCTGGGTTACTTCGGCGATGACATCCCCGGCGAGGGCGAGCCCGACCCCCGCGCGGCGTCAACGGGCGATGACCATGAACTCAAGTCGGAGCTGCGATCGGTCCTGGGCAACGCCCCGGCGTGACCGCGAACGGCGCAGCTTCGCAGATAGGAAACCACAATGGATACCGAAACCAAAGAGCTGCTCGGCGAGGTGAAGACCGCGCTCGCCGAGAGCAGCAAGATCAAAGCGGCGGTCGCGCAGCTCGAAGAGCAGATGCGCGGCCTGCCCGAGACGATCGACAACAAGCTCAAGGCCGTGCGCGCGATCAGCTACGACGATCGCGGGCGCTACCGCGGGCTCTTCGAGACCGAGGATGATGCGCGGTGCTTCGGCCTGCACCTCATGGCGACGGTCGGCAAGGACGGCCGGGCGCTCGAAGCGCTCAAGGGCGAGATGAAGTCGGTGTACGAGCGTGCCCTGGGCGGCACGTCGGAGCTGGGCGACGCGGTCGTGCCCATCGAATACAGCCGGCGCATCCAGCGGCTGGTGAACGAAGCGGGCGTGTTCCCGCGCAACGCGTTCAACATGCCGATGCCCAGCGACAAGTTCACCTTCCAGCGCCGCACGCAGGGCCTGACCGTCTTCAAGACGGGCAAGAACGAAGCGGCGACCGCCAGCGACCTCGGCTTCGAGACGATCAACCTCAACGCCGACGACTGGAACGTGCTGTGCCTCTACCCCAAGACGATGGACGCCGACTCGGCGGGCGTGATCGGTGAGCTGGTGCTCATGGAGATCGTCCAGGCGTTCAGCGAGGCGATGGACACCTACGGCTTCGGCGGCGATGGCACGCCCGACAGCCTGGACATCGAGGGCCTCACCGCCAAGCTCAAGCGCCTCAACGGCGTGGATGACGGCGGCGGGCTCGTGCTCGGCTCGGGCAACCTCTGGTCCGAACTGGTCCGCGATGACTTCCAGAAGGTCATCGGCACGCTGCCCGGCTACGCCCACGCCAACGCCAAGTGGTACGTCTCGATGCCCTTCTGGGCGACGGTGATGCTCGACATCCTGCTCGACGGCGGCGGCGTGACCGCGGCCGAGATCGAGGGGCGGCGTCGGCCGATGTTCCTGGGCTACCCGGTGGAAATCTGCCACTTCGGGATGCCGAAGACCGAGGGCAACAGCCAGGTCTGCGCCCTCTTCGGCGACCTGCGCCAATCGTCCACGCACGGCGTGCGCGAGCAGATGACCATCGAAGAGAGCCGCGACGTGAAATTCATCGAGCGGCAGATCGCGGTGCTCGGCACGCAGCGCCACGACATCAACAACCACAGCCTCGGCGATGCCGACACCGCCGGAGCGGTCGTCGGCCTCATCACGGCTTCGAGCTGACCCTCGATGGGGTCGTGTCTGACCGGGGCGGGCAAGCGCCCGCCCCGGCTTTGCGGCCTCACGATCGAACCTTCAACTTCAACACTGAACCCGGAGTAAACCAACATGGCTAACCCAGCCCAAGAAACCAAGGTCTTCGCGGCGATCCCGCCGGCGGGGATCAAAGACAACGCGGCGTTCGACTCGCTGGTCCTGGACAAGAACGACTTCGACGGGGCCGACTACGTCGAGTTCATCGGCTTGCTCGGCGCAACCGACGTGGAGATGGCCACGCTCCGCGTCATGGAGTCGGACACCAAGACGAACGACACCACGCTCGGCGGCACGCCGGCGGTGGTCAAAGACGCCACCACGAAACCCGGCGCGACCGACGATGACAAGGTCTTCGCCATCGGCCTGGACCTGAGCAAGTCGCGGAAGCGCTACCTCCAGCTCCAGGCGACGGCCGGCGACGGCACGGCCGGGACGTTCCTGTCGGCGATCGCCATCGCCAGCCGGCCGCGTGAAGCCGGCAGCAGCGCCGCCCGTCGCGGCCTGCTCTTCGCCGAGTACGCCTGATCGGCACAGACGACGTTCCACACCCCCGGCCGGTTGCGTCTCTCACCGGCCGGGGCTTGAAACGCCCTCTACGCACGCTCGATGAAAGTTTGAAGCATGGCCGACCCACGACCCATCAAACAGGAAATCAAAGCAGAAGCCGACCTGGCCGGCCTGGAACAGGCCGAGCAGGGGCTCAGGGAATTCGAGCAACAAACCGAGAAAGCGGCGCGCACGTCGCTCGACTCGGCAAAGTCTTCCGAAGATCAGGAACGAGCACTCGGT